CGATAGCGGGCATGTCGTCGTCAACGACAACGAGCTTGCCGTTCCACGTGCCGAGCTCGAGGTCGCGCTGAATGCCGTCGCCGTCGGTATACTTGAGGCGCTCAATCAGGTTGAGATTCTCAAGGCCGGTAGAAACATCGGAGTGCATGAACACGAGCTTGAACTTCTTCTTGTTCGCGCCGCAAGCCTTGTTAACCGCGGTGTTCAGAGTGGAGGCAATCATCTTGCCCTCTCCGGTAGCAGTTACATCGAGGGTATGCTTAGTAACGAACTCCTTGCTCTTCGTGTCGGTCATAGCGAAAATGCCGGCGAGAGTAGCGAGAATCGTGTTCTGGTCCAGATGGTCCTTATACTCGGCCACCTGCTGGCTGATGTTGCCCATGAAGTCAACGCCGCCAGTGATGTCATAGGAGAAGTCCCTCTCAGTCCAAGCCTTCGCACGGCCGACGACAACGACGCCCTGCTCGAAGGTCTTAGTGGAGGTTGCGGTGATGTCGGTCTGGCCGTCGTAGTTTACGGCGTCGCCGTCAATCAGACCGCGCATAGCCAGACGCGCATACGCGGTACCGTTCTGAGCGGTAAACACGCTGCGGATGTCGGGGTTGCCCGCAAGGGCACGAGACTTCTTGAGCTCGTTCAGGTTGAGGTTAGGAACACGGTCCACCATGTACTTGAACGCCTCAGCATTGAAGCTCTTAGAATCAAACTTGCTGTTTGCCATAGTAAAATCGTCCTTTCATATTAAAGTTTTGCGTCAGGATTTTCAGCGAGGTATGCGCAGAGCTCGTCGTAGGTCATATTCTCCGGCTTTTTATCGCCAGAAGGTGCCGGGTCTCCGCTCTCGCCGGGCTTGAAGCCCTTAAAGTCATTCTTCGGTTTCGTAGTGTCGAACATAAAGCCGCTGTCGGGTGCCTCGGCCAGCTTCTTAATCTGGTCGGCCAGACCCTTCACGGCGCCGTTCTCGTCGAGCTCAGCCTTATCAAGGTCGAGCAGTGCCTTCACGGCCTTTACGTTCTTCGCTTTGGCAGCAGACAGAGCCAACTCAACGGCGGTATCGATTTTGAGGCGCTTGATTTCTGCCTCATGGGCCTTCGTCGCTGCGGTGTTCTCAGTCTGGAGAGTAGCGATTTGCGTCTTGAGCGCCTCGACGTCACCGGTAGAGGCCTTGAGGGTCTCAAGCTGCTTGTCACGCTCCTTGACGGTATCGGCGAGAGCTTTCTTCTCGGTGTTCAGAGTGTTGAAGTCTGCACGCGCAACGAAGTTCTTGCCGATTTCCTCAGAGACCTTTTTATCAATCTCCTCGGAGTACGCTTCTCCCAAAATAGTTTTCAGCCAGTCCAACATTTTGTCCTCCTGTCTCCCGCTGTCCTTTTTATCCGGCCAGTCCCGGTATTGCGGGTACGCTATTTGTTGTCCGCCGCGTAAGGCGGTAATTTTTGTATGAAAAAAGCGCCTCCTGCTAAAAAGCAGGGACGCTCTAATCAACTATTGCTTCTGTGGGGCTCCACGGTCTCCCGTATCGCGTTTTAACTGAGGGGGCCCTTAGATTTACCCTCTGAAAAATCGGGCTCGAATCAGGAGCCTTCTGGCTCGCTCGAATATCGACCGCACTTCTTACATACCTCGAGGGCCCTATCCCAGTCAGGGACGGTATCACCCTCAAGAAGAATATCGTCGGTAGCGATATTGCAAAGCTCCCAGCAATAGCCCCAGTCAATTTCCTTATTCAGTAAAGGGCACTTGACCTTATTTTGCTCGGACATGTTTCATCACCTCGTCATATAGCAGCTTGCCGCGTTCGTCCAGTTGGCCGGCGGTACCAATCTCGCCGTTATTATCAAGGACCGCAAAGCCCTCGCTTGTGTAAAAGGCGTATTGCGTACCTTTGCGCTGTTTGAGCGCGAAGTCTGCGTTATCAACAATATTCTGAGTCCATTCTAAGGTTATACCGCGAGAAGCAAACCGTTTTTCGGCGTGCTCGTTCGCTTTGATGGCGACTCGACCCAGAGGCGGAGCGACCAGAGTTCCGGTCGTTCGGACTTTGCCCTCGTCGTGGAGAGCCTTAACCGCTTTATGTGCAGTCCAAAAGCGCCTATCGCTTGTAGGATTCGCGCCCTTGTATCGGTAGTAACCGGTAAGGTCCTTGTAGTTCTCAGAATTATACTTTAACTGCTGAAAAGCTGCAAAGCTCTTAGGTGCGTCTGCGCCGAGTCGGGCCTTGTAGTTTTCATACTGCTTTTTGTCAGCAGATTCATTATACCACATATTTTTGAACTTTTCTACGGTACCAGCGCCATAGGCAGCGTCTTGTCTCGCTTTCCAGTCCTTATATGTCATATCCTTAGGAATATCGAAGCTCTCGCCGGTCTTTACATCTCTCGCGAAGCGGTCTCCGAGGCCCTGCATATCCTCGTAGTATGGGGCAGTCGTGCCACGGCACCACGGATGAAAAGGCGGCGCGGTAACGCCGACTTGATACTCACTCATAGGATAGACCTTGCCGTCGAGCTGCGCGCAGAGGCCGCAAGTCTCGTTGTCAAGGGTTTCCGCAATAACGTACTTCTCGACGCCGAGGTCTTTGAAGCAGTCCTTGCGGGCCTCGTTTGCGAAGGCGGCGCTCTCGGTCATAACCAGACGCCCGGCCTGCGACTTAGAGACCTGAAAACGGTCGGAGATAGCTTTGATAGCTTTATCCGGAGCTGCACCTCGCATTATCATCTGGGTAAGCTGCGTGTTGACGCTGTTGACGAGCGCCTGCTTGTTTGCCCAGATTCTATCGCTGAAGGTCTGGCTGTCTAAGGTCCACGGCCGCGAGAGTACTTTGCTGATAGCCTCATCGGTCAGCCCGTGAAGCGTCCAGCCGACCCCCATGCCCTTTTGGAGCTCAAAGGCGGTATGATAATAGCCTCGCTGGTAAACCTCGCT